CGCCATTGGCTATCAGGCTAATGAGAAGAAGCAGATCGTAAGCAGGCGGGCAACGATATATTTCAGAATTATATATGCGAATGGTTCAATGCGTGGCATGCCTGCGCGCAGCGTCTATTCGGTATTGACTGGACCGCCTGCCAAGACTGCTGGCAAGTTGCCCCACAACGTAGCCGTTATTAAGGCGGTTGCTACGAATTGCGAACGGGCAGTGCGCAGAGGCTTAGATCCTGGCCTTATGGTTAGGCTCTATTTTGAGGTCTCAGCGTACTTCTCTTGGGTTACGCTTCTCCGCGACCCGCACGGTTTAGGACCGATCAGGTTTACGGATGAAGAAGCCAAACGTCTGTCTGGGACAAATGGCGTTCGTATCACAAAGACTAAGCTCAGTTTTCGTATCCGGCGTGAGGTGCTCGAAGGAGCGCCGATAAACGGGGGACTCGGAGTCCTTCGACCTGGTAACACTTGGTATTCGTACAAGTGTAGTGGCGCGAAGCCAATGTTCGCAAAGCAGTTGGCGGAACTGCAACGAGCATTGGATAAGGTCACGATGTTAGGGCCGGAGAGCCCAGGTGCTGTTGATCAAGCGGACAGTGTATCCGTATATCTGGGTGAAACCTTGGGGATAAGAGTGCCCCCTGAGGCAACAGAACAATACCGTACCGACCTACGGCGTGGAGTTATCTCCGCCGACGGGAGTGGGAGCTCGCACATTATTATGCGCAGGCTTTCACTCTTGTCTTGCTGCAGGTGGTCACGGCGGACACAAATGTGGTTGTATCCACAAGTGGCTAGCTTAAACCGGACCGTGTATGAGGCCGTGCAAGAGGCAGTCAGCATACGAAACAATATCGCCATTGCTAAAGGAGATGGTTCAGTATCGTGGGAGGTGATCGCTCGACTTTGTAAGAAGTTCAGTGGACCACCAGCCTACGGTTGTCTCAAGAAGCTTTGGAGCGGGTTTGGCCAGTATGTAGTACAACATCTGCACGGACACGAGCTCAATGAGTTCGTCGATGCGGTCATGAGGTATGCTAGTACGACGCGCGAACTTAGCGTTCAGCTCGGTGATGCGTTAGGTCGGAAATTTCTGTTGAAATACCTATTGGGTGAGTTTGAGCCCATCTCAATGGCCACGGTGCAATTACCTGCAGGCTTTCAGCAGTTTGCAAAAAGCCTGTTTCGTAACCACTTTCTTCAACGTCTGGAGGCTTCTCGCGGAAGTATTACCAGAGTTGAGAGTTGGCTAGAGACTCTAGAAGCCGATGTTATGTGCACTACCATGGATGCGCTATATCTTTTAGCGCCCGAGTTATTGTTGAATTGATTTTAAAGGAAGTAGTTCAGGCCATGTTCGACTAAGTGCGAGCGTGCGCTCCTTGAGGTCGCTGGAAAAGTTCCGGACCAATGCTGTGGCGGCAAAAAAAAAAAAAAAAACGAGAAAGAAAGAGCACAAGGCCGAAATAC